GACTATCGAGGGTTATCAGGATTGTGATTCGTTTCCGAGTGATGATTTTGTGGGAGCGTTTGAGGAGGTGTGATAGGTAATAGTAAAGCCCCTAGGTGAGTAACCTAGGGGCTTTTCTTATGCTGTTAATTTAGGCGAATACGAGGTACCATGTTGATTTGTCGGCTGGAGATAAGGCTACGTATCGTGTTGCTCCTGAGCCGCCTGTGTAGTGTGCCCAAATGTATCCGTCTGCGATCGTGCCACCTTCTGCGAGGTCGACGGTTTGACCGTAATGGTATTGGGCTACGACTTGTGCTGAGGTCGAAGGTGCAGAACGTACGTTAAGCGTGTCCACGTTGACCTTGTAGGTGCGTGGAATGATGGTCACATTGTTGTTTGCTGGTGTTGCCGTGTTTGCCGTGCGTGGGTGGAAGTATCCGATAATACCGTTTTTGGTGATGGTCACATATCCTGCCCTGGTCGGATTCTGCGACATAGTGTTAAGAGTCCCGTTACCATTGTCTCGAATTACAATGGCGACGTGATTCATGCCCGCGCCGTTCCAAAACGCCACGTCCCCGTAGGTTGGCGTATAGTTGGCGCTCTCTCGGCTGAATGTGTTTTGCAATGCTTGGGAGCGATCATACCGTGCGGAATAGACGCTTGCGGCGTATCCGTCTACAGTGTTGGTGTCGGCGGCTGGAATGCTGTAGACGTTTCGTGCGTAGCTACTCCATAGGTCCCAGCATTGTCCGCCGTATGCGCCGTCCATGTCGATAACTTGTCCGTTTACTGAGTTCATCCATTCTTGTATATTCATTTTAGTTTTCCTTCTTGTGCTTGTGGGTGTTGGCGTTTGCGAACACGCTTATGAATGGCGCGTCCGCTAGTTCGGGGTTGATGGCGGTGATGTTTTCTAAAATTGACGTAAGCTCAATGAGACTAATACCGCCGACCGTGCATACGAACACGCTGACCGGCAAACCGAGATCTATGTGTAAGTTAATCATGTCCACGAAGTAGGCTACCAAGGTGAGCATGAGGTAGGCGAACTTGTGCCATAGGCCTTGCCGCATTTTCTGTGAGCTGAGCGTGTCATTGAGTATGGCTTTTGCAATGCCGGTAACGTAGTCCACAATGATAAAAAAAACTACCGCGAACACACACCATACATCCGTTGCTGTCATTGTCATTGATTATCCTTTCTATTTTCCTAGTAATTCTCCGATGATCAGGCCGAAATCGGCCTTGACTTGTGAATCGTCGAATCTGATTTTACCTAGTCGATAGCCTGTGGTGAGTCTTCGTATGATATCGTCAGATTTTTTGACGTACCATGTTTTTTCGTCAACGTGATTGGGGTCGAATGTGTAGACGGGGCGAGTATTGTCTTTGGGGATACGTCGTGAAACATATTGTGAAACATGCCCGTCGCGTTCGGACACGGATATCCATATGCCGAAACGCGCGTAGTCGGTGGTGTCCAAAATGTAGGACAGCTCTCCATCGCTGGGAATTGGAGCCAGTAAAGTGTCAGACTCATCTCGGAATTTATTACGAATCGCGTAGTCGGCGTAGTCGCCGTCGTATTGTTCCAAGAATCTGCCGAACTTTGATTGCGCGACTTTCGCGGAGAAACCGCCATAGTCCGCCAGTTCTAGACACACGAAGCCACTGCAGTATAATTTGTATTGTTGTTGGTTCGCTTGCTGTGCGCCAATGTCAAGCCGGTATTTTGCAAAGTAGGGGTTCGCTTTTTGCACTGCGTTGGATAGAAACAGTACTTTTGTCCTATCCTGCCACCTATCCACGGTATTATAAAATTCAGAAAACGAGTTTACTTCGTTACTTAAAAATCTAAGGTTATCGGGGAAGATTTCATCGAAAATAATCAAGTGTACTTTAGGGTAGGCTACTGACTTCAGTCCGCCAGCTTGTGAGAGTGCGACGAAGTAGCAGCATGTGCGCCAATCTTTTTCTTCCCATGACGTTTTATGAATCTGCCCTTTTTCGCCGTTCACGCGAAACTCGTAGGAGGGGAAAAATTCTTGAATGTCTTTGAAAAACGTTTCCTTCCGGTGCTGTTCTACGTCAGTGCGGCGCAAGTAAATAAACTCGTAGCCGTGCTTAATATACTCTTTGATGCCATACCTTTTTGCTGCAAACGTCTTGCCTAATCCACGTGCGCCGATAATGAAATTCCACGGAGCGTTACGGGTGAGCAGATTATGCAGATCGTAGTAGTCGTCTTCGCCCAATGTTTGCAACGCCATGCTTGCTCACTTCCTAAAGAATAATGGGGAGCGTAACGTCATGACCACCGTTACGCTCCCCTATTAGTTACGGTCGACTCAAGGGAAGTTATCACATGCCGACAACATTTATTATATCACACTTTAGAATGCGGGTGGATTCGATTTACCATCCCACACAGACAACAGGGAATATGCTTGATTATATCGGCTTACGTATGGTTGGAATGGATACGTGGCAAGAATATTGTCTTTGAGTTGCGCGAGATTCGATGCTTTCGGCACCTTCAGGGCGTTTGCTGGTGACTGGTGGTATGCGGTCACCCACAAGATCTGCATTTTATCATCATCGTACTCCTGCGGGTACGCCACGTAATCCTCGGCAAACTGCTTGCGTTGTCCCTCATGCGACTCGCTACGTGCCGCCCACGCTTGGAATGCCGTCGCCTCCGTCGAGGTGAGCGGTCGAGTAAAATCACCTCCCAATTCCATGAGTCCCGCAATCTCAGGAGCCGCACTTTTGAATGCGGTATAGCCAGTCGGGTCGGCTTCGCGCATTTTATTGAGCACTTGCAAACGTCTACCGAAACTCCACTGCGCTATGCCAATGCCCTGTAGATTGGCGGCTTCCACTGCATCCCACCGTAGACTTGATTCCACGGTGCCGACCACGTAGAGAGCGTAAGAGTTTTCCGGTGATACTGAGGTTGATGGGTGCGCCTGTCCATTATCGTCGGACGGTTGCCCTTGTGACGCTTTTTCGGAAAAATTGTTAGCAGTGGTTTTGTAGAAAATACGTATTCGCGCACCGCTGTTATCGGTTTCATGTAAATACAAATTGTCTCCCTGCCAATGTATCCATGCTCCGCCGCGCGCGGTGTCGGTGTGCCCCTGATTGTTATCGCCGGTCGGATTGTCCACATCCGGCTTAGGCATGGCACGGGGATGCAAATAACCTAATAGCCCGTCAACGGGGAACCATTTGAGTGCGCTTGCGTCCGGATTCTGGGTGATCACGTAGACTCTGCCGTCTTTTACCCCGTCACCGGCGACTATCGCCACATGCGTGTAGGGAGTGTACGTGCCGTATCCCCATATTGCCACATCCCCCGCCACCGGCGAGTACCCGTCTACAGGGATACGTTCGTATACTTGTTCGCACCGCGCGGATACCGGATATGACGTGTATAGTCCGCCCGCATATCCGGTTGGGGTAATACAATCCTGAATACTCATGCCGTACATGTCCATGGAATATTTTGCCCACAAGTCCCAGCATTGCGCCCCATACGCCCCGTCCATATCCCAGTACCGGTTTTTCGTCTGATCAATCCATTGAGAGAAAGTAATAGCCATATCCCCTATTATAAGGGATATGGCTATTATCTGATTTAGTGGAAGCAGCTCATGGAGAAATCAAAATCAAGATAGCCCGCACCACCGTTACCCTGTAGCATGTCGATGATGCTGAATGATTGGCCGTCGAACTTGATTTTTACATACCCCTCGTTGGATTCCTTGACCGCGAACAACGGAATCCACGTACCGAATCGACTGGTTGTGTTTATCGTTGCGAACGCGGCTGTATTCCAAGCAGTTTTGTTTCCACGGAATTGGAAATGCACGTTCAAACCGTCAATGAACACCCCTAATGAACCGTCTGTAACACCGGATAACGTGGTGTTCGTGTAACGTTCGATTCGTTTCGCGCGTCCGGTTTTAATGCCGAGCGCAAGATACTGGGCGTACGTTTCCGAACCTTGCGTATTGGGATGAATGTCAGTCATGCCGGAACCCCAAAACAAGCCCCAGCTTGGTGCATCATACACGACCTTCACAGCTGCGTGACGTCCGCCTTCGGTCATAACCCCATACTTCTGGGCTTGGTCGTAGCTCGGCCACGAATTATCCCACATCATCGGAATCTGTACAATTTCAGCATCAGGGAAGAGGGTTTTCGCAGTGGTGAGCGTGTCATAGACGATAGATTCGGTCACGGCGGATACGGAATCGTTGCGGCCACCGCCGATCACCACATATTTCACAGCATCCTTGCCCGCGCCGAGTTCCGCTGACGCTTGCTGAATCTGCTGTTTAAATGTTTTGCCTTTCGTGCCGCCAATCGTATAACCAGAACCGCCAACAGCATAATTGCGGCATTCCAACCCCAAGAGTCCTGCCGCCTTGACAATCATACTGTCCGTGGCCGGATTGTCGGTGCGGAATCCCTCGAAGTACGAGTCGCCAATACCTACAAGCAGATTTTGTTCGACCGGTTTGGGCGCATACTTGCCGTCCGATTCCAGCTTAGTGTAGGTATTGTCCCATCGGGTTTTCCTGGCGGTTGCGCTGTCCACATTGTCCGCGCCCAGTGCGGTGAGAATCGCAGTATTGCCGTCTGCCTTACCGTCTGCGGTGTCTGCCTTGCTGATTGCGGATGTGGCGTCCATGCTTGCCTTATCCCACTTAGTCTTATTTGCGGTGGCATGTGCGGTGGTATCCGCACCCAATGCGGTGAGAATCGTAGTGCTCATGTTGGCTTTTCCGGTTGCGGCGGCGGCGTCAGCCATTGCTTCGATAGCGTCCGTAGAGGCTTTATCCCACTTGGATTTCGAGGTGGTGGCGTTATCCACCGTGTTATCCACAAGCAGTGCCTTCATCACCGCTTCATCATGTGTTTCTCGTGCTTCCACGCCTTCGATTCGATTAAGGTGTGTCTCCATCGTGGCGTCAATGGTGCGCATGGAGCCGTTGTATCCATCGCGCAAGTCAGCGGGGTCATTGTCACCGTACAAGTTAAGCCCGTAATTGTCGGTTTTCGTGTACACTGTAGCCATTGGGTCAGTCCTTTTCTCGAATCTGAGTTTGCAATTGAGTGAGAATCTGGTCGATCATGCGCATAGCACGATTGTATCCATCCCTCATATCCATAGGTGTTGCGTCATTGTAGAGGGGCAACCCCCAATGACGGGTCGCATCATATGCGGCCACGTCAACGGGGGTTGCTTGCGGGTTATCTGCCATAGCCTATCAGTCCCCCGAAGCGGTGGTGGACACGAACGGCAGTCCTTCGGCAGTGACCTTCGTATCGGTAAGATTTTTGACAGTGTAATTTCCGCCACCAGTGGCCGGAACGCGATTGAGGAGATGATTAAGCGCGGTACCGAGTGCGCTGGCGTTCGCGGAACTCAATCCGAGGGCGGTGGTGAACGCTTTCAATCCCTCCGGTAGGGATTCCGGTGTCGGGATAGCATCGATTTTATCCGACTGGGTTTTCAACGTCGTATCAAGGATATCCATTGACCGGTTGTATTGGCCTTGAAGATTCGGCGCGTCCGTTGCGTCATACTTTTCAAGATTATAATTAGCGGTTTTCTGAGTCATTTTTCCTCCTATTATTGTTATTTATTCATGGGTTTTCATGAAATTATTTTGCACCACGCCGTTGGCAAGGTTTTCGACCGTCAACGCCGTAACCGGCTCCCCATCGTCAACATGCACATCACGGGGGGTAATACGCGGTTCGTCGTTATGAAAAATGGTTTTGTTACCGAGCACGGCGAACTCCAGGCACGTGTGCGCGGAGGCCATGGGCACGCTCAACTGCGCCATCTGATTGACTCGCGCACCGAACACTGCAAGCTCGCGGTACATGTCGCGATTCGTGTTTTTGGAATCCTCATACTTTCCGCGGGTCGGGTTATAGGTAAGGTCTGAATCTTCGTACTGGCCGACCTGTTTTTCAAGATCGTCCAATGTCTTATTGATGCGCTCGAATTGCGTATTAAAATCGGCCACCAATTGTTTGATCGCCTCGACGTCCGCCGTCTCGTCTTTGGCGAGATTATCGAGCTGCTCCCTGAGCTGATCGAGGTGTTCAGCCACCTCCTGCACATACCCCAATACCGTGAGTGTGTCGCGGTACGAAAAAGGCTGGACCGTCGTAAAATATCTCTGCCGTGGGTCGATATCCAAGGGGGCGGCGCACATGTTGATTCCGTCCATAAATCCTCCAATCTGTCTGTATTAAGTATACTCTAATGGCCGAGATTATAGGCGAGACTCGTGGAATACATCTGGGGTGCGTTGGACATGTCGTCACCACTGCCCCACATACCTAAAAAGAGATCTTCGAGCGAATTGATTACCAGCAAATCGATGTTGAGCATGGTGTTACGCCAATCAAGCAGTAACTGCGATTGCGAGCCGCTGGTACCGAGCGTATGCGACACGCTATTGCCTTTATCGGATGAATGCGCATAATCCGTATTGCTGGTGCTGGATGCGGTGGCCGAACTGTCCTGCTGGGTAGCCGTGTGCGTATTGCCTACCGAGTCGGTCTGTGAAGCGCTGGTCGCAAACTTGCGAAAATCGTCGATACGGGTCTGCGGAAATTCCGAGTTGAACGTCATGCTGGAATTGTCGGCCTTAGTGTCGGACGTGCTGTTTGCCGTGGACCTGTTTGATTGCGTGCCCGAAGATTTGCCGCTCGATTCGTTCGTGCTGGTCGAATCCATTTCCTGCCGGATGTCCGAGGTGATGAACGGATCGAACTTACGTTGAGCAGACAAATATAACTGGTTGAAATAGTCCATTTGTTCCCGCATGGTACGTCCCAAATAAAAGACGAACATTTGCGGGGTTTCACTACCGACTTCGCGCAGTGCGTAGTGGGCTACGATTTTCTCATTCAGTTTCGCCCTATAGTTTTCGTCGAAAATCGGATAATAAGCAGAACTCAAATGTAGTTTTTCGTCCGTATTGAAACCACGGTCGATCAGATTACCCAAGGTCAGCGTATAATCGGCCATACTATCCTTGATGGCATACATGCTTAAATCTTGCACCATTATTCTTCTTCCTTATTGCCTTCTACGTCCAATAGACCACCGGACGTGGTATCATTCCATTCGATGCCGATGGGGTAGCCTGAGTCGGCCATTTGCGGCCACAGCCTGTTAATCGTATCGCACGCCTGCTGACGAGATTTAAGATAGCTTAGGCGAAAAACGTTCGTACGACTATTGCCTGCAGTGACTTCCGACTCAAGCAGCCGTTCCTTCTTTTCCGTCGTACTATTGTCAATGCCAAGATAGTTGACTAACTCGTTCCAAATCTGGGTTTTGGTGGTGATGATTTTATCCGCTAGGAAAGGGGTGACGTTGGGAAATGTCTGGAACATGCCGGTAATGTCCGCCGAATCGTATGTGTAAATGTAGGGGTCGCCATCTTCTCTCGCTTTCATGAGATTTTGGGCGGTGAGCTTGTTCGTCTCTGACGTGGCGATAATCAGCGGCACGCTGATATTATCCAAATTCACGTCCAAAGCGCGGTCAGCGATAGCCAATCGTGTCGCATAATTCCACATGACGTCGATCATGGTGCAACGCAATTGATTGTCCCAGATGGGCACGCATTCCTTCGAGCCAATCTGCGGGTGCGAATAATTGGTAGCGACAGGCTGAAAGCTGGTAGGGTTATTATAATTGTTCACACCGCCAATATTGCCGGATGTTACCATAAAGCGGTTGACCCCCTTACGTTTATCGGGGAAAAACAGTGCCAAACCGTTCTCAAATAGAGTCAATTCCAAATATCTTTCATCGATATACGGAGGTAGATTAATCCATTTAAACCGGCTTACGGCCAACATTTCGATCAATTTCATATATTGGTTGATGCGTAGACTTTGCCGCATTTCGGGCAAATTAAGATTGCCCCACATTGAGCCTAAAACGCTCTGATTGTCCCAGTGCGCGGCCTTCCTCGCATTATTGCGTTTACCCATAATCACCGTCCTAAAAATAATGGAGAGAGCTATATAACTCTCTCCATTATATCTAGTATGCGATACCGGCTAGCGGCACATTGTCTGCGTAATCGGTAACACCGATTTTGTCGGGGTCAGTCCACACGGTCACACCGGACTCGAAAATGCCCTTGACAGTCAGGCGATACTCTTCGGGGCATGTCGAGCTGCGCACGTATAATTCATGCAATTTCCAATACGTGAAATTGGACATTGCCATAAGATTTGCTGGAAGTCGCATGAAACGCTGAACATAATACCCGTATCTTAACCACACTTCCCCGATGGCTTGCATGGCGGCGGGTGAAATCTGCCTAAACCGCACCATGACCCCAATCAGCCCGTTCGCCAAATTAAAGGCGTCACCACCCAAAGCGCCTGACGTGGTGGGAGGTACGGTTTGTGTCTGCTGCACCTGAGCGTTGATGCCGGCGATCGTGTTCTCGTAATCACCTTGCGCGGTAGCCTGAGCCAATTGCTTGTTCATGTCTGCTAATTGCATGGTCTGCTGATTGGACAGATTGGTTTGCGCAAGCGAAAAAGCGTTGGCTTGTGAGGTGCTGGCATTGTTGGTGGTCTGCGTGTTCGCTAGCTGCTGATTGGCGGTGCTCACATTATTGCCATAGACCTGCTGGTTCGTCCATGCGCCAATGGCGGCACCGGCCACAGCGCCCGCAGCACCCCCGACATTGCCGGTTGCGAGTGAACCGACTGCGTTGAGTACGCCCGACCCGACCGTGTTGATTTGAGCCATCTGATTATTAAATCCGAGATTCTTTAGGGTCAGGTCGGTGCCCATTTGCGCTGACTGGTTGCTGATCGCATTCATGGCATTCCGATTCGACGTGCCCAACCGATTCTGAGCGCTTGCATACTGGGTACCCAATTGCGCTTGCGCGTACGCATTGTTAATGCCCATTTGGGTTTTCTGATACCCCCAGTCGGCTGACTGTTGCGCGTATTGGCGGGTGTACGCACTGTTTGCGAGAGCCAGGGCGCTACCATTATTGACCGCCATAAAGGTGGGAAAATTCGTAATACCGAAACTTGCGTTGAGCATGTCGCCCGTGTCGATAGGTAGGCCGAGATTGTTTGGCAATGGTTGACGCTCACCGAGATTGCCCGCATGATAGCCCCTTGCGTAAAAGTTGAGGCGGGGGGAGGGGGGCGCGTAATTCCACGATTCTCGGATGGTCAAGTCTGCGGAAGGAATTTGTTCGGGTTCGTACGTGATGACGGTACCATTTAGGCAACTGCATTCAATGTAAGCGTAGGGGGCGATGAAGAATTTTTTTAGATACTTGTAGCGTTCCGGCAGGCTGAAAGCGTTACGGAAATCTTTAATGTTAATGATATCGTCGTATCTGCTGGAAGAGTTTGCGACATTACCGGTAAGTAGCCAGCATGACCCCGACCATTGCACATCCGCTCCGAACAGCTTCGGATTTTTGGCGGCGTGCCCCTCTAGCATTTTCGTCGGAATGGTCGGTACCATGTAGATCCCGCAAATACCTTGCGTAGCCCACGGTTTCGTAGACCCTGCTCCAAAAAATTTAAAAATATCGGACGTATTGTCGAGATAATACAGTTCCGCGCCGTTCATCTGGTTTTCAAACGTGCTACCGGTGGCGCTTTGTACGATTGGACTGTCTTTGGTTCCCGCATCGGCCTCCAGTTTTACCGTGGTGGCAATGATGATACCGTAGGAATATTCCGAGTCCGACTTGGCACCCATGAGCGGGTGCCACGATTCATTGGTAAGCACTGTGCATTTGCCCGTGTCCAGTCCTTCCGGCAAATCAAGATAGGTTTTCCCGTAATCTTTCCAAGCGTTCTCATTGGCAACGCCCACATGGCCGCGTTCTACATAGGCGTTACCGAGCTGGATGTCATGTTGGAAGCTCTGCCACACATCCAGCTGAATATTCAATTGTGTGGTATTGGCGTTGATGTAGTCGCAGGTCTGAATGAAATAATACCAACTGCGGGGGGTGTCAAAATCATAATCGTTCGTGGCGATCAAATAATTATATTGCGACGCTTGCGCGAATGGCACCGGCAGTCTCACCGGTAGACCGTATTTAGCCATGGTGCAGTCGGTAAATTCGATACCATTCAACCGGTCGAAATACTCTTTTTGAGCTTGCCTGTCCCATTTGACAATATCTCGGTACCCCATGTCCCACGGGACGTTGCACAACTTGAATCTTGTGTTTGGCGTCCATTTCGCATAACTAAAATTAATGGGCAAATCATTTGCGCTCATAAAGTCCTCCTAAAACAACAATAGGTGTGGATAAAAGTCTATCCACACCTATTTTACTAGTTAGAGATTGTCACTGTGCGGTGACGGTGAGTGTTTTTTCTCCATGCACTTCAGCAAATGTTGCCCCAATTCTGGCCGGCCCAGCATCAGTACCGGTCACAAGGCCGGTCTGGTCCACCTTTACGCGTCGCTCGTAAGTCTGCCACATGCAAAGATTGGACACATCCTGTCTTGACCCATCCGATTTGATGGCATAGGCGGTTAGCTTGATGGATTCGCTTACCTTGACAGCATCAGCACCTTCTACGAGCAGGCTGGATATTGCGCCGACCTTGAATCCGCCAACCCACGTCCCGACCACGGGAACGTCGAGCGCAGCGGAAACAGTCTGGTCGATTTCCGGTGTTGCCGGATTAATATAAGTAGCCTGTGCTGTAACCTTGAGAGATTCTGCAGTTTCATCGAGTCCGCAACGCAAAATACCGTCATTGTCAATACTGGTAAATTGCGAGGTTGCACCCTCAAGCTCATAAGTGATACCGACCGGTTGGAAGGATGCTTTAGCCTTGTTTGCGCTCTCAATGGTGGACACCACCTGTACCAAGCCTCCACGGGAAACGTTCTGCGGGGTAATCGATGACTGCCCGTACTTCCGTACTTTCAGTTCAAAGACTGGCTTAGAGGTGGTGAGCGTATCCGGCAAGGTCACGGACTGGGTAGAGCCTTCGCCAGTCCAAAACAGAACTGCGTTGGCAAAAGGATTAGGGGTAATGCTTCCACGATGCTTGTAGAAGATGTTGCGAGTGCCGTCAATCGGATTGACCGGGCTATTCGTGGTTTCGAGCATTTCATCCCAGCAGAAGAAAAAGTCTTCCGTGGTGAGCACGGCCTGGACCTTGCCGCCGGCACCGCCAATGCCGAACATTCCTTCCGGAATCGGGATAATACGGTATGGCACGTTAACCTTGTCAATGTTAAAGGCAGCGGCGAGGGCTTCGACGTTGAGCGCGGCGATCACCTGCGGGGTTGCGAAGAGAATCGCTTCCGAATCGCGCCATGGAGTTACCCACGACATAGCGTTATATCGCGGCATGGCCGACATTGGAGACGCTTTCAATTCGTTGGCGGTCTGCTGGATAAGACGCAGCAATCCCTTGGCATCCGCTTCGGTGGAATTCGCGGCACCCACATCAGGGGTGTGGACTCGGTAGAAGCCGCCCTTGCGTGCGTATTCTGCAAACGTTTGCACCTTCATCAGGTACATGTCGTTACGATCGCTCAAGATCGGGGCGTTCATGATCTCGGAAATGTAATCCGACATGCCGGACTCGCCATCAAAAGCAGTGAGCAAGGCGTCTTCCGGGATTGTGACGGGGTAATAATGGTCGAAAGTCAGCGGGTGGAATACGGACGCGGTTGGCAGATTATAGCGGCCATACACATCGTCACCCAAGTATTCTTTATTGAAATTACGGGTGCGTGCCTTGACTAGGCCTACCGCGGCCTGCTCATAGGTGGAGCCATAGCGCTTGAGGGTGCGTGGGGAACCGATCAGCTTGAGCGGGTCATCCCAGTCCGCATGTTGGACATACAGGCCGATGAGGCGCTGAATCAACACTCCCGTAAATTCGTCACGAAGGTAGGGGAAATTGCGCATGGTATCCACCGCATTGCGAATGTTGCCCTGCGTGGCGGAAGGAATGCGCACCTGGAACTGAGGGGAGGTGGCGGAACGAACGGCATTGAAGATCTCAACGTCACCCTTACCGGCCAATGGTCGAATATTGGACATTATTTATACCTTTCTTATTTAGTCGAACAAATCTTCGATGGATTCACCGTCGTTATCGCCGTCATCGTCGGAGTCGGGGTCGGGGTCATTGTAGCCGAGCGCGTCCATCATGGCCTTCAATGCGGCCAATTCCTTTTCGATGCTGTCAAGTCGCGCGCTCACGTCCGGCTCGTTTTTCGGTTCCGGTTCCGGTTCTTCTTTTGGCTTGACTTCATCGTCTACGGTTTCGGTCTGCCGTTCCTCTTCGGTCGGCGGTGGGGTAGTGGTTTCCTCGCTTTCAGCGTTTGGGTCTGCCATGCAAGCTCCCTTCGTATTGGTTGATATTCCATCAAAATTATATCACGTGACGGGAGAAATAAAATGACCCTCCAATCACGGAGGGTCTGAATCGTCCTATCAGAGCGCGGATTGATAATCGTAGGGCACTACCGCCACGGTAGCAAGTCATGGTCGGCGGCATTCTCAGCCGTGGCAGTCCGACCCGTGTCGTTCCCAGTCGAAAATCGACGCTCACAAGACGTAAGTATTATAGCATAACCAATGTACCGTAATCGTCCAGGACTTGCACGCCATGCCGAAATTGCTCGTAGGAGATAGGTTCCGAAAACATGTTTCCAGCCATGCACACGTCAACCTCATTATCATCCCTCCATCCCTGATACCGATTTATTCCAAGGATAGTCAATTTTTTGTATCGTGCGGCGATCTTCCACTTGCCCAGTTCGGTGGGGTGGATATCGCATGATTTCACCGGCTCCCAGCCGCTCAAAATACACCCGTCCGTATTCGCGTACAAGATTCGGTCGGCGTTCGCGTGGCACACGCCCATAAGCTTTCGTCTCGCGTAGGCATTGACCCATACGGGCACGGGCAGATAATCGGTTTTCAGATTCGACTCCTCACGTTGCGCGATATCCCAATCCAAGGTGATGCCGTCTTTAGAAAGTGGGAGCATGACCGAGCCTTTTGGTAGACTCGCCATCTTGCCCACGAGGGCGTTCATAATGAGTTTTGCTATTTGTCGTTTCTCTCCCGTCGCCTTCTGCTTCAACCCCCCCCATTCATCGACGAACGACCTGAAGAATCCTTTGGAGCGTCGGAATTTCCACCCCCTAATGTACTTGTAGACGCTCACTTCATAATTCTCGTATAAAAGCCGTTGATCTATATCGGTCAATACGCGCGTAATATAACCACGAGTAGACGTGAGCCTATTAAGTCCGTAGATACTGCGGTTGTCAAGCAAAAAGGGGTATCCGTTTGGCTTGAGTTCCGCGCGGAACGTAATTTCGTCGCAATGCAGCGGCATATCATCATCTTGCACGTATTTGCCGTCGTATGGTTCCGGCAAGCCCCATGGCAGCCATTCGTCTCGCAGTATGGACGGATACATGCTATTGCAGTCAATGTCGATAGCGCGATCATACGCCCCTTCCTTTGCGGTCATGAATCCGCCAATATAAGCATCATGCAATGACTTTTTATCCTCCGGGTCAAGCTGCGGGAATTTGTCGTAATACCATTTCCACTCGCCGGACGCGAAAGCCTCCATACTTGCACCGCCCGCCGTAATCTTACACAAACCACGATTATCGTACTCACGCAGAATATTGAGCAGTTGTGTGTCGGTCATGGTAAGCCTACAGTTTTCCCGCAAGAGATTCGATATATCGAAAAAACGAGCGGAATTCTCACGGTCGACACGCACGGTAAAACTAAAAAACTTGCCCTTTTGGGAAACTATCGCATCCCAGCTCAAATTCGCGTTGTGTTCGTTGTGGGGGAGCGAGTGCACGACGTGAGCCATAAACGGGCTTAAAACGTCGGGGTCAGTCATATAGACGGTGAGTTTTCCGCCCGCCATGATGGACGCCAAAAGGCGATTGGGCGCGGTAATGTCACGCAATGCGGTACCGTCCGTAAAGCGTATGACGTTATCCGCACACCACAATCCTACCCTATTATCGCTCACCGCCATAGTATAACTTCCCTTGTTTTCAACCGCTACTTTTCCAGCGCGACCGCTTCCGACATCCACCGGTCGAACTGTTTGCGGGAACGCTGATACCCCTCGCTGTTATCTCGGAACACCGAAGCAAAACCGTGTCGGACGGGGTCATATACCGTCCAATCGAACACGATACGGGGGGCGTCCGTCTGTTCGATAAACGCGCGTTTTTGCGCTTTGGATAGACTACGGAATCGTTTCAGCCGTTTCGACCCTAACGTGGTGGCGAGAATTTTTTCAAAGACTTCATAACGTCCGCGCGACATGTAGGACGGCCACTCATGTTCGCCGTACAAGTCCTTGCTTTGCTTACCCCGCTTTTTGGACGGTTCGCGTTTCCGTTCGGTGCGCAAGCCCAAGATTTCGGCGGCATCATGTATCTGCTCCCGCAGTTCGTTGCGGTGTCCGCTCTCCAATTGGCTGCGCACGAATGCTTCATCCGAGAGGACATTGGTCATTTGCAGAAAGTCCGTAAGCTTGGAAGGGATGATCTGGTTACGCCCGAAACCCTCGCCCGTAGTGCCTTCAAGTTCTGCCATGCGCTGATCATATACACTACGTTTCGGCATGGCCTGTTCGCGGTTCCAATCGCTGATCTTCTGCCGTGCCGCATTGATCTTCCGCTGCTGCTGACGCAAGAGTTTGCGCCGTTTAGACGCAGGTTCCGCTTTTATCTGCGCGTCAGTGATGGGCGTGCGCTGGGCAAACATAATGTCTTTTTTCGTCGGCTTCTCGACTGCGGTGGCGTGATAGGTGGTTGCTTTCGCTTCCGCAATGGCTTGTTTCTTCTGTTTCTCCCATTCCTTGCCGAGCGTTTTAGCGATATTGACCAATTGTTTGTCGGCGGTTTTTGCAAGATTCGAGTGAGAGTAAGCGCCAAGCTGTTTAATATTGCGTGCGGCACGCGCCTGTGCGGCCTGACGTGCCTTGACATGCTTTTGCTTCCGAGACATATGGCACAGTCCTTAAGATGGCGAGAGCACCCGAAGTTGGGTGCTCTCTGTGAACGAACGCTACTCAGTTATTATAGCAAGCTCACTTGGCTTCCTCGTCCACCGGCTCAATGCTGAAAAACTTGAAGCCACGGCGGGAACGGCGTTCCACCACCTTGATAGCCAGCGGCGCGTCCCAAGTGTTCGGGGTGCCGAAGATGCCAAACATGGTATTCAATCCGGCTGCGAGAGTTGGGGAGGTGGCGGCGTATGCCTTGTTATCGTCGGTTACGATGATGACGCGCACGGTGTTGGAGATCTCGCCGGTCTGATCATCCGTCACCTGCACAGCCTGTGCAACAGCATTCACCATGTTCAAGGTTTCGTTCAAATGTTCGTCGAGTTTTTCGGCATTCTGCAATGCCGAGTAAAGCTTGATCTTACCTTCACGGGTGGAAGTGTCGATAAAGTGCTGGACAGTGCCGAGTTCGGTGCTTTCGGTGTTGAATGCGACAAGTGCGGTGTTGGTGTTTTCCATGATATTTTACCTTCCCTTATGGTTTATTGTTATTTTGTTTTCAGGCTTATGCCTAAAATCTTTTATATCACATGCCGTCGTTATTTTCAATGTCGGCGTGTCGTTTTGTGTGTTCTTCGGGGTTCCATTCTTGTGGCTCCTCGAAAGTCGCATACTTGTAAAAAATTTCCTCATTCATAGAGACTTTTTGTGAGAAAATATTGATGGAACGTGGAATGAAGTTTGGAAACAGTTTCTTCGCACGAACCGAATACGCACGCGCGTCTTTCAAGCGCCCGTCAATAACGTGCTCAGCTTCCATAAAATCACCGTCAACAAGTTCCATGCCCTTGAGCACGGCGTAGACGCGCGTACGGAAAATATCGGTTTTGGTTCTAGCCAATTTTTACCTCCCTTGCAGTAAAATCTTTTCTAATTCGATATCATTATACCGTGTCGTGTCCAGTCTGTCAAAATTTTTGAACACGACGATAATCAGATTTTGAGCTTGAGGACTGTTAAAAATCGTGCAACAGTCATACGAGGTAGCACCCTTGACAGCGCAGACCGCACACCATGCAATCAGATTAGGAGGATTCACGGAACCGTCCAAGTATTCCACGTCATACGTGCGGGACAATGCGGCGGCCAATCCGTCCCGTATGGTCAGGCTTCCGCAAATCTGCGAGACGGTAATCACCGCTTGTGTAAACCATACGCTAGGCGCTTCTCGCCACAGTTCACACAGCATGTTAACCGCCCTACAGCATGATTCGTAATCACCATAGCCCATGTCATACTGTTCCAAGTTCAGCTCACGCTTTCGACCTCTCGTAGCCTTGACGATACGGGGTGATTCCATGATCGCGTCATCAAACCGACGCATACGATAGACGGGTGTACGATCATTGCCACGGTTAAACATAATAACGCCTTTCCACCCTGAAATATGCGATATTTTTCGTATGCGAGGGCACCGCAGCCCACTTTCGAATCAGCTCAGCCGCCTTATCGTACGAGGTGGCATACCCCACTTCGATAGGGGGTTTATTACCATGACGCAAATACGCTAATGCGACAAAAGTTTCATACATGACTAAAACTCCAATCCCTCACTATCGGACTCGGCACCATGCCACCACATGTCAAACCATAAATCCGTACTTGGGCACCGTTTAGGCGGTGTAAAAGCGTCACCCCTACGTTTCACTCCCGCCCAAAACGCACGTAAACGCCAATACACATCCGCATAAGCGCAGTCCTTGCAAGTCCATGAATGCAGCCAACCGCAAAAATACATGATCAATCCCTATCCAATAGTGGCGTGCGCGCGATATCGATAGCGTCCAGCATAAGATCGACTACCTGGCTGCCATCTCCCGCATCATACGCGCATAGAGCGGTGGCGTTGCAAACCCCGGCTGGGGTGCGGAATCGGACGGCATACCGCAGCTCGTATCGTTGGCCATGTGGACAATACCACAATTCCACATTACCCCCCACAAACTGCGAGGAAAACATGGCAACCTTCATATCATGCTCAGCCATTTCAAAAACCTTTCATGACAAAAACCAAAACCATAGTCACGCTTACTGCAAGCATGACCAAAAAACAAAACGTGTCACGCCAATCACGCGGCAACTCACAAAACACCGTAGCAGCCACCGTAAGAAACAGTACGGAAAGAATGCAAACGGCAACAATCATGCCAAACATTATACCAACACCACCTTCACCACGCCAACCATAGTGCAGTCCATGTCAAACGTAGCATTATCAATATCAACACTCACGTTACGACCAACATAAGCGTTACGGATATGGGACAATATTCCATCCAACGACGCTTTCAACGACGTTGCGTGAAACACGCTACTAGGCTTCACGCAATCAGACATGATCTCAAACACCTGGAAGCCAGCATTAGTAATAATAAAATACCACATATCAGACCTCCTCAACACGGCTAGAGCGGTAATAGTCAATAGCATTAGTAGACTTCTCAAACTTCATGCGAGAAAACGTAATACCATACTGCTTGAACATTATTCGACGAATGCGAGCTTTTGCGTCACTCAAGGTAGTAACCTCGCCAAGACTAAACGTATAAACATTCGCAACATCAGTAAAAGAAACCACAACCCAATCACGCGCCCAATTAATAGCGATAATAGTATTCATTCTGTTTGCCTCCAATCAGTGCGTCAAGGCGTCGGCTACCGCTTCCGCGATAGTGTCTCCAGTTCCCAGGACAACGGCGGGGCAGCAATGATCAGCATAAACGGCATAAAACACCTCAACCGCGTCCACCTTACGCCCATCTTCGGTAGTGCGATAGTATGGCGTCTCAACCCTCTTGACGTAAGCGCGCGCCATCAATTCCCGCACCTCCTCGATACTAACGCCCGCCTCTTCTGCGATTTGCTTATAATCTTCCATTTTATTTACCTCCCTTGTAGTCGATATTTTTCATTATAGTACAAACAAAACAACGACACGCCGTAAAACAAACGACACAAGAAAAGCCCCTAGGTTACTCACCTAGGGGCTTTACTATTACCTATCACACCTCCTCAAACGCTCCCACAAAATCATCACTCGGAAACGAATCACAATCCTGATAACCCTCGATAGTC